TCCCGCTTGGCCGCGGCGCCCTGCAGGCGGGCAGCGATGCGGGAACGAAGACCGAGAGTGCCCATCTCCGAGGGGTAGTCCGAGTCGGATTTGAACAGCCGCTGATCCGTGTTGTACCCGCTGCCGCGCAGTTCCAGCATCATCAGGCGATCCGACAAGGCTTTGCGCTGGGAGCCTCCAAAGGCTTTCTGATCCTTCAGCTCACGTTGCAGACCCTTATCCAGTTCCTCGAACTTCAGGTTGTATTGCTCATTGAAAGCGTCGTCGATCAGCTGACCGCTCTCCTGTAGCAGCTTGCGCAAACGTGCCTTGGCATCGGCATTCCCCTTGTGGGCCTGAGCGGACAGCTGCTGCAGCTCAAGACGCATGTCTTCTTCGAGCCGGGCGGCGTTCGCCTTACGGACGGCCTCACTGACCTTGTTGCGCTTCTCCTCCAGGGTACGCAGCTGTTTCTCGGCTACCTGGCGATCTGCGATCAGCCTTGCCTGCTCATTGTCCAGCTTGTCGCGAACAGCCGGGGTGAGCTCCCCATCCAGCTTCGCCCGGACGGTCTTCTCTTCCTGCTGAATAGACTCCAACTTGGCCTTCAGTAGGGCCATCTCGTCGTTGTCCCGCTTCAACAGCAAGGGCTGAAGCTGGGTCTCGTAACGACTCAGGGCCTCGGCGAGTTCCTGGAGCTCTTTCTGGCGGGCCATGCGGTCGCCGGCATCGCTCTCCGGAACAGCCTTGAGCGCGGCCCCGACCCTATCGGACTCCGCCTTGAGCGCCTGAACACCGGCTCCCAGAAACGCGATGTTGTCCGGAGACTTCACATTGTTCTGGCTGAGGTCCATGAGGGACTGAGTAGCCTTGTCAAAACCGGAGGTTTCGTCGCCCCTGCGCTCTGCGATCAAGCGTTCCGCCCGCATCCTGGCTTGGGTATCCTTGGGGATCTGGAGGGCGGTGCGTTGTTTGGTATGTACCGAATCCAGCAGATCCAGGATACGTAGAGCGTCGTCGACCTGCTTCGCCAGAGGCTTGTTCCTGCTCAGCTCAGGGTCTTGCTGGTAGCTCGCGAGGTCTCGGCGGAGCGTTCCGAGGTTAGTGTAGGCCCCGAGCCCTCCCTTGGGCATCAGCCCACGGTTCTGGGCGTTAACCAGTTCGCGGACGGCCAGGATAGCGTCAACGGCCCCTTGATTGGGGCCCTTGTACCTTCCGAGGGCAACGCCAGGAGCCAGCTTGCTGCCCAGCGACTTCGCCTCGCTGTATTGCTTCTGGATCTCCAGCTTGTTGACGGCTTCCAGCGCCGTTCCCTCCTCCTGAATCCTCAGGATGTATTCACCACTCAGGGTATCCCGCAGCTCATTGAGCTTGGCGATCAACTCCGGAATCGTCTTTCCAGACAGGTCGGAGAGGGTGACCCCCTGGTTCTTGAACTGCTCGGCGAGCGAGCGGACATAGGTCTCCAGCTCGCTGGAGTGTTGCGACAACCGGCCGTAACGCTCGGAGAGAGTCTTGATCGCGCCGTCGATGCCTTCGATCTGCTGCTTGGACTGATCATTCGCTTCCGCGAGCTGGTTTAGGTTCGTCTTCGCCTCGTCCAGGTTGTCCTTCAGCTTCTCCGCCTCGGAACTGAAGGCGCCGAAGGCGGCAGCGGCCAGGCCGATGCCGATGGCGATGGGTCCCAGAGCCAACAGAATGCGGCCGACAGTGATTGCCAAACCCTTCAGGCTGAGATCGAGTACCCCCGCCGCGACTGCAGAGGCTACGAAACCCGAACGGAGGAGGATAAGACCCCTACCCAGTTCCCACAGGAGCTTCCCGGAATTTCTCCCCCAGAGCAGCAGGGTTGCGAAGCCCCCCGTGAGCCGCAGGAGACCGCCCAAGGCGTTACCTGCCGCGGCGACTACCATCGTGGTCAAGACAGTCCCGATGGCCGTGAACACCACCTTGAGAGTGGCTCCGGACTTATCAACGGATTCCGCCATGTGGGCGAAGCCGGAGGTGATGTTGCGGATGACCAGCAATAGGGGTTTGAAGCCCTCGGCGGCCAGGATGCCGAGGTTGGACTTCAGGTGGTCATACTGGACCAACATGGACTCCATCTGGATCGCGTTCGCCTCCAGAGCGGCATTGGTACCCTGGATCGCGTCCTGCATGTCATGGAAGGTGTCGATGTTGTTCGACAGGGCGGCGAAGGCCGAGGCCGACCGGATCTGGAAGGCCTTGAAGGCTTCCGCCGACGTGAAGCCCTTGTCGATCAGGTTCCGCATGACCCCTTCAAAACCTTGGGCGCGAATGTCGACATCCGACAGGGAGATTCCGAGGCGGGTCAGGATCTCCTGGAAGTTCTGGGAAGGCTTCTGGATGTCGACGAACAGTTGGCGCAGGCCGGTGCCGAGCGTGGAGCCCGAACGAATACCGGCGTTGGCCATGGCGGACAGGCCGGACACCAGTTCGTCGAAGTTGACGCCGGCGTCGGCGGCAGCGTTACCCGCGTATTGCAGACCCAACACCATCTTGTCGATGTCCAGCTTGGACCGGTTCAGGGCGGCGGTCAGCTTGTTGGCAACGGACTCCGACTGGCTGGCGCTCATGTCGAATACAGACAACACCGAGGTCATCACGTCGACCGACTTCTTCAACTCGGACCCCGAGGCCGTCGCCAGCTGGGTCACCGCTTTCATGGTGTGCTGGATTTCGTTGATCGACAGACCGGCCTGGGCCAGTAACACCGAGGCTTGGGCGACTTCGGCCGCGCTGAACTTGCTTCCTTGGGCGACCTCGATCAGGGAGGCCTTCAGGTCCACCATCTCATTGCGGGTAGCCGCGCTGATCGCCTGGAGCTGCTTCAGGGCGGCGTCGAGCTCGACGGCTGACCTGATAGCTCCCGAGAACAGGCTCTGGATACCCCCCAAAGCCTGATACCCGGCCATGAGGCCTGCCTGAACAAGCAGGGTGCTGGCGCCCCCATCCCCGAACAGACGTTCGCGGGTATCCTGCCGGCGGTAGGCGTTGATGCGGGCACGATCCTCCGGGTCCTCGGCTTGACGGGCCAGAACCTGCTTGTGCCGGGTGAGCTTCTGGATCAGCTCATCTTCCTTCTTGGCCTCCTTGTCCTGCTGGTTGGCGATCGCCTGCTTCATGCGCAGCTTGGCGGCGTCGATCTGCAGGCCAACCTCGGCGAGGGAGTTCAGCTTCTGGACCTTGTCCGCCTCCAGACCGACGGCGGCGACTTCGGCGACCCGGAGTTTGTAGGCCTTGTCCGCAAGCTGCTGGGCCGTCAGGGCCTGACCGTTGGAAGTGACCGCTCCGGCTTTGCGTTGGGCGATAATGTCCGCCTCGTGCTGCTTGATGCGGGTGAGCAGCTGCAGGGCATCATTGGCAGCCTGGGTGTTACCGGCCCCCACCCCCGCGAGATACCGGGCGTTCTGCCCCTGCTTGAGGGCACTCAGTTGGGCCGGGTGCATCCCGGTAAAGTCGCTGAAGTCCGCGTTCGTGTAGGAGGACATCTTCCGGCGGCCGGCCTGGACAGACTCGGCGTGGGTGGGGGCAACACCGGCGGTCAGGCGGGCCTTCTCAGCCGCCTTCGCCTCCTCACCCAGGAGTTTGACCCGGGCACGGATAGCATTGATGCGCTCCTGTTCCTCGATCTGATCAAACCCGCGGCGTTTACGGATACCGGCGTAGCGGAGCTCCTCCTGCAACCACACGAGGTTGGTCGCCTTTGCCACGGCTTGTAGGCTGGGGATGAGCTTTTCGTTTTCGGCACGAGCGATATCAATGATCGAGAACTTCTGCTGTTTAACCCGTTGACGCTGTTGAACCTCCTTGGCGGACGCAGGGAGGGCCCTCCCAGTGCGGACGTCCCGCTCCTCGGCCAGCGCCTGTTCACGGGCTTTAGCCAGTTCGGTTTGAGCCTTCTGATACTCCTTCACCGAGGTGTATTTCTTGGGGTCGATTCCAGCTCGTTCCATGCGGATCTTTTCCGCCGCAAGCTTGCGGGTCTCGACATTTTCCTGACGCAAAAGGTCCAGGCTGGTTTGGGCGGCGCGTAGACGTTGGGTTGTCCGCTGAGTCTCCTTCTTGCGGTTCATGTCATCCAATTCGGCAATCGCCCACTTGAGCTTCTGCTCGTCCTTCAGCTTCCGGATCTCCTCGACCTTGAGGTCTCCAGCACGAACCTGCAGGCGAAACTGATTCTCCAACTCCTTGGAGTTGGCCTTGTGCTGTTTGACCTGACCTTCCAGGATACCCTGCTTGGAGTACTTGAGGAGGGTTGCATCCAGGCCCTTGACACCCTCTCGGGCGAGAACCAGGGCCCGGCCGACTTCCTCCATAGCCCCCTTAAAAATCTGGGCCGCCTTGATGTGCATCTGCACTTCCGAGGCCAGGCCGACACCCTTGACTCCCGAGGGGATCTCCAGCACCACCTTGGCCCGCTGGTGCAGATCCAGCATCTGGGCCTTGACCTGTTTCACCATCGCTATGGCTTCCTTGAACCCCAGGGTCTCCACCCTGAGGTTGGCATCCAGCTGAATCGGGGTGGGCTTCTCGGTCTCAGCCATTACGGACTCCTCGGAGGAACCCGTTAGCTGAACAGGTTCCTGAACATACGTTGGGCATCACCCTGCGTCTGGGGCTGGTTGGCCGTGGACACCTGGGGGGTCTTGGATGACGGGCCTCCGAACGCCTGCGAGAGGAGGACCGCCAGGGTTTCGTACTGCTGGAGGTGTTCGACGTGCTTTTCGCCAACCTTCAGCCTGAGCGTCATTGTAATGTCTCGGTGGGAGTTCGACCAGAAAAGTTGCTCCAGCCGCGAGGGGACAACCTGGAAGGCCCAACAGACCACCTCCTCGTAGCTCAGGCCTTCGATCCATCCGTTGTAGACGGTGAGGCCGTTGCCGTTGCCTGCAGGTGTTTGTACTTGCTTTCCAGTCCCTTGGCGTTCTCCAGCGTCAGGACGAAAAAATCGAGGATGTGCTCCGAGACCCAGGCCAGGATGTCGGCGATAACTACCGGGGAGATCTGGAGCTCATCCAGTTCCTTGGGCACGAACTGTTTCTTCTCGGCGTCGTAGCTCCCAAGCAGGTGGGAGATCACGGTGCCCTGGAGGCCGGGGTCAAGGTAGATGGCCGGGAGGTTATCCGGCTCGCCGATGATCATCGACAGACGGTTCAACAGGCCGTAGGACATGAAGATGACACGGCCTTCGGGGAGGCGGAAATCGGGGCTCAGGTTGGCGCTCATGGGAATCTCATCCAGAAAGAAGAAAGCCTCGCCAGTCTACACTGGCGAGGCTTCGAGGTGCAATCCGAACCGGATTACTTCGGCGTCAGCAGCATCGCCGAGGCATTGCCGAACTCGGCGAAGGCGGCGTAGTGAGCGTCATCCGCCAACAGGTCGTACACGGTCAGTTCCAGCGGCAGGTTCTGGAAGTCGTTCGAGTTGAACGCCATGTTGAAGCCCTTGGTGACCTTGACCTTCGGCAACAGCAACACGACTTCGCTGCAGTCCGCCAGCGTACCGACAATCTTGGCGGCAACGAAGGTATCCTCGCAGGCGGTGCTGGATCCCAGGGGGATCACGTTCATCTTGGAGACGGTGGCGCCTTCCGCGGGGATCGCCGGCAGGGGGTCGACAAAAGTCAGGGCAGCACTCGTAATCGTGGCCACCTTGCGAACCAGAACCTGGTCGTTATTCCCCGTCTGGATTTTGATGTAGTCACCAACGGCCAGTCCCACGAGGGCGGCAGACATGGTGAAACCAGTGGTAGTGGGGGTTGGGGTACCAATAATACTGGAAGACGCCGTAATAGCATCCCCCGCGTTGAATCCTTCCATGCCCAGGGCGTAGGTCAGGTTCTTGCCAGTGTATTCATAGGCTTCCATCGTCGCCATGATCTTGCTGCCGGTCTTGACAGAGAACACGGTTTGATTGGTCAGGCCCTGACCGAGGTCCGTGTAGGACTGGTCGACGGTCAAGTTGAAGTTCTTGACGAGGCCGATGGAATGATTCGCCGGGGTGAAGTCGAACAGATCAACTCGATCGCCGAGCATGACGGTCGCAGTTCCCAGCATAAAGGCGTTGGTTTTAGCTTCACCAGCCATGACGGTTCTCCGAGTATAGTGCAGAAGGATTCTGGTGCCTCAATCATACTTATGCTAGAGTCAAGAGGCAAATCTTTTGAGTAGTGTAACCCATGAGCCAGCCCCTCGCCGCCACCACTATCCGCCTCCCTGAAGAGTTGATGGCGAAGATCGACGCCCGTGCGGTCTTCTTCAAGCGCAGCCGGGCGCAAGAAATCCATTTCATGCTCCTGCAATTCCTTACAGACTCGACGGCCCCTTCAGTTCAATCGTCTCCAGTGACTTCAAGCGAACAATGATGAACCGTGCCGGCCGGAGCCCACCCGTGACCGGCATGAGTTTTGTTCCATTCAATACCGACAGCAGATTCGACCTCACCCCAGTCTCGGCATCGAGATAGTGCAACACGCACGTTGGTTTCAGCTCCTCGAACAAGTAGCCCATCAACTTCTTGAGCCGCATCCCGTTGGTGTCGGAGTAGGTGGTGATCCCCACCAGGCACTCGATCTCCAGCAGATGCTCATCGACGGTCACCGACAGGTTGGAGATGCCTATCAGGTCTTCCGGGGGGAGTTCATCCTCGCTCTGGACGGTATCAAAGTCCCAGGGTTTCAGGGACTGATTGGTGAGCGACTGGAGCACAGCATTTTCCGCGAACCGCTTACAGAAGTTCAACAGACTGGCGGAGATATTCTCCAGGGTATTCGTGGCCATTACTTCTTCCTCACGGCGGGTTTGCTGTAATTATCCTTGATCAGTTGGGGAATAGCGACTTTCCGATACCAGTCCAGGTAGGGAGCCAGGAGGGGCCTATAGGGCCTTGTCCCGTCAACCGTTCCGTTCAACAGCTTGCGCAGGGCGTCCGGCCGGTCGGTGAACACCAGAACTTCCGGCTTGGAGTGGTTGCCGGCGAAGACCCCCCGGTAGGTGAGTTCGATCGTCCAGCCCGTGCTCAGTTCCAGCTTCGAGGCAAAACGCCCTAGGGAGTTCCGGACGACCTTCTGGGCGCGGAATTTCCCAGGCTGCCCCGGGATCTGGTGCCACGTCTCGTCTTCATAGGCCCGAACGACTTTGATGTCGTCCGTCGTGAACAGGGGGAGGTTTGGGGACAGCAGGTCCTGCATGAGCAGATTCCCGCTGTACTTAAAGTACCCCGGGGTGGTCTTTCCCTTCTCCCGCTTCTGTTCCAGGTAGCTGGGGCTGAGCTGCTGCTCAGGCGTGTACTTGGGCAGGGTCAGGCCCTTCCAGCCGTTATGGAGCGTGACCCGGGCACCCCGTCCGATCTGGTTGGCGAGGATATGCTTGGCGATATTGAAAAAGAGCCTCTTGGCCTCCTGGTTCAGATCCGCGGCGAGTTTCTCCTTGCGCTTGCGGGAGTTCATCACGGTGGGAGAGAGCTCGTCCATGCGCAGGACGAGGGCTAGGGTCATCTTTGCCTCGGCAAGCTTTCTCCACGCCTCCAGCTGCTTGTCCAGCTCGTTGTCGGAGGGTATCCCCTTGCTCTTACCCCTCTTCGCGGCCATGTCAGGTCTCCGCGATCAGGACGCCCTGTTCGAGGTAGACACGGTTCACCTTGCGGTTGTCGATCAGGTCTCCGACCTGGACGGTGGAGCCACAGACGTAGCGGATGACTTCCCGTTCAAAATGCCCGGTCTCCTTGGCGAAGCCCTTGGTGATCTTGCGCACCCAGATGTTCGAGAAGAAGGTGGTCCCTGAGTCTACCAGCAGGCCGGTAACCGGGTCCGTCACCTTGGTGCTCTGAACCTTCCACAGGACCTGATCCGGCAGGGGGATCAGCCGGAAGACCTTCATGTCGGACTCTTGGCTATGCTCACTGAGGATGAAGTGCCTCATCTGCTGAATAACGTGGTCGCCGCCAGCGGCAACGCTATCCTTGGGCACCCGCAGGAGCCTGACGACTTCCTCGAACGCGGTGACCTGCTTCTCGGGGTCATAGGTCTCCCCCAGGAAGCAGGCACTGATCCGGGTGATGTTAACCCACCGCTCCTGGAACCGTGAGAATACCCTGGCTCGCATATCAGGCTCCGGTAATCGGGTCGGTTCGGGTTCCGACCAGGAAGCGGGTCGGGTTGGTGACGGTATCGGGGTCGGAAGCCGTAAGCTGGTTCACCAGTTCGGCGAGCCGGGCCTCAAGCCGAGCCACAATGGCGTCGGGGTCGAAGCCGGTGACCCGTGCGAACTCGGAGTCCGCCGAGGCTACCCGCTGGCCGTACCTCGCGGCGAGGCTGGTCGCGATCAACAGCGCCGCCTGAATGGCGAGGGCATCGTTGGCGCGGAGACTGGTCAGATCCCCTGCCTGCAGCAGGGCCTCCAGGCCCGTAATGGTTGAAGCCAGTTCGTAGTAGGCCTGGTTGAGGTCGATCTCGTAGTCTTCCAGTTCCTCGGGGAGCATGCCCAAGTGCTTGCGCACGGCAGCCTCATCCGCCGAGAAGGTCAGGAAGGGGGTTAGGCGATAGGACTGACGGATTGAATAGGGTAGTCCGCCGTACAGGTAGCTCAGCAGGATGTAGCGGGACTCCAGGGCCCCCGGTACGGCTGGCGTATTGACGAGACCAGGGATTGTCAGCTCCAACTGGGTGGTGTTGACAGTCTGGGCCTGGTTCACATACGGGGAGATACCGGCGCCGGCGTTGTCCCGAATGGTCAGGAACACGCTGCCGGGGTCTGGGACGACCGGGGTGCCGTTGGCTTGGAACTCCACCTTATAGGTCAGGTCAGACCCGGTGATCACCCAGCTGAGCATGGAGGATTACTCCTTGGAGGACGACTTCTTGTTGGAAGCAGGCTTGGGGGCGTCCACAAAGCCGGCGAGTCTCAGGGCGGCATTGAGATCGCGGCCGGCGTCCCACCAGATACGGCCCCACTCCTGATCGGTCAGCCCGGGGTCTTTGCGGAGGATCTTGGCCAGGCCTTGTTCGACCCAGGCCTCAACCGCAGGGGTCAGGTTCAGGACAGAGGGACGGAAGGGATCCAGACATTGCCCCTGTGTAAACAGGATGGACTGACCCTGGAGTTGGATGAGAGCGGTGGACATGGGTGACTCCAAAATGACAATGGGGACCTTTCGGTCCCCATTGTCGCCTGCTACCCCGTTGGGGTCAAGGCTTACGCCTTGGCCTTCACCAGGAAGCGGGTGTCACCGAACGACAGCTTGTAGCCGGTGTTCTCGCTACGGACGTAGGTCACGACCTGGGTCGTGATGCTGCGTTCCGATTCCGCGATGATCGAGCCGGCTTCCACCAGTTCTTCCAGCGTCTCGGACTTCACGAAGGCCACGAAGTAGCCATCGGCGATTGTCGAGGACAGCACGACGTTGATCGCACCATTCATCACCGGCAGGTTGATGCTCGGGGCGCCAGCGGAGGCCAGGTTCTGGACGTCGGAGGCGGTGCCAATGTTCGTTTGCGCGAACATGAACATCATCTCGACATACAGGTCGAAGTTACAGGCGATCGTGTCGATCGGGTAACCCGCCTTCCACTTGGTCATGATGAACTTGGCCAGGGCGCGGTAGTTGTCCTTCAGCGTCTTGCCGCCGGTGAAGTCAGCACCGTAGGTGGCCAGGTCGGCGGGGGTGGCCGGACCATTCACGTTATCACCGCCCACCAGCACGGCCGTCGCAGCGGCAACCTTGCTGATTTCCAGGCGACGCGCCACGCGGGCGGCGAACGGGGTGATGATGTCCAGGCTGGCGCGGCGGTTGAATTCGTAGGTGAATTCATAGCCGGAGCCGTGCTTGTACATGCGGACGCTGTTCTGGCTGGTGCGAACAGCACGGACCGGGATCTTGCCGCCTTCCGCGATCGTGAAGGTGTCATCCTGGCCAGCAGTGTCTTCCATCACGGTGGAGATCATTTCCACACCGTTGATGGTCCGGGACTGCGAGATCAGGGCGGCGGTATTCTCGATCTGCTCCATGCGGCCAAGCTGCTTCAGCATGTCGTCCAGCACTTCCGGGAACATCGCACGGGTACCGGCGTAGGTCGCGAAGGTGTCAGAAGCAGCTTGAAGCACGACGCCTTGCTCGAAGTCATTGCCGAACGGGAGGTTCAGGTGACTCAGGGCGGCTTCGTAGCCATTCAGGCCGGCGGCGCGGTTAGCTTCGGCATGCTTGCCGGAGTTCACGTCGACAGCCAGGGTCAGGTAGTCGCGGACGCTGAGGCCGGCATCACGGGCCATCTGCACCAGCTTCTTGCCGTTTTCGGTCGACTCGTGGTTGGAGCTGGCGATCAGGCCACCGACCACTTCCTCGACCGGCTTGCGGTGTTGGGCGATTTCAGTCAAACGGGTCATGTCAGTAGCTCCTTACAGGAAGAGGACGACGGCGGTATCGGCAGCCGGGATTTCGACGACACGGTTACGGGGGTCATCACCCGCCTTGCCGTAACCGGCTGTGGCACCACCCACGATGGAGTTGCCGACAGCAACGACGCCGGTAGTGGAGAACAGGAAGCCCCCGCGGGTCTCCACGGCACCGACCTTGATGCCTTCCACGGAGCGGTCCTCGAAGCTGTACAGGCGACCCAGGATCAGGTCATCAGCAGCGGCGAGACGAACCGTATTGGCCGTGCCGGGTTTCAGAGCCACAGCCTTGCCGATGTCACCGACCACGATGGCCGAGTCCAGCAGGAAGGTGTAGCGGGATTCGGGTTGCGTTTGACCACGAAGGGTCACACCTGCACCGATAGTAGCCATTGTGTGGCCCTCCGTTTAACGCTTGGTTTTGAAAGCGGAACCACGCGGGGTCGGCTGGTTGGCCGAGCCTTGCGCGGAAGCCCGCAGGTTTTCGATCCCGTCGAGCGGAATCTTGAAAGGGTTGCCCGAGGCCGGTGCGGGAGTTTCAGCCGAAGCCTTCAACTCGTCGATCCGGCCGGACAGGCCCGTCAATTCTTCGGACTTGTCGGCGAGGGCGACGATCGCATCCACCTTGTCACCGAACTTGGCGGTCACCTCGGCCGAAGCCTTCAAGGTGATCAGCTCTTCAGCCTGGGCCTTGATGGTGTCCTGAGCGGTAGCCAACGCCGTGCTTTGCTCCTCGACCTTGGCGGTCAGGGCGGCGAGGCCGGCCTGGAGTTCTTCGATTTCTTTCATGTCGACCTCTTCCCCGAGGGTGGGGGATGCAAAAAGGGCTAGTCGCTCAGGATTGTAACCGTCAGCCGCAAGGACTTCAAATTGACTTGCGAGTAGCCGCTTGCGCTCCGCGAGGACCTTGGCGCCGGTGGAGGCCCCCTTGGATACCAGGGAGAGTTCCATCAGCTTCTTGAGACCGGACAGTTTCAGGTGGAAATTGCCCTTGCCGAGCATGTGTCCGTTCGGACAACACCGGTCCCAGAGGGAATCTTCGTCAGACAGGTAGTCGAAGTCGCACTCGGAACAGAGCAGCTTCTCGGCCATCATGCCGATGGAAACTTCCTCGATCACGCCGTTGTCGACCTTGGAGGCGAGAGCCTTGCCTTCGTCGGTCCCCTCATCGAGGTAGAACAGGGTGTGGAGCTGATCGGCCTGATCCATCGGATCCTTGCTGATGCCGGCCTGGAACAGGCGGCCGACCGGCAGACCTCCCCAGGGTTGGTCATGGACGAGGTGGAGGGGTACGAACTCACCGGTGTTGATCTTATCCGCCGCGGCTTCCATCAGGTCACGCTCAACCGTGGCGCCGGAGTACAGCCCACGCTGGACAATCGGCCGGCTGGTAACCGCAATGGCTTCATAGACGGCCAGGTTGTCGAACTTGACATCCCCGCCGACAGACTTCTTGATGGCCGCCTTGAGCTCATCGGTGATCGGGATACGCTTGGCCATTGCAGGCTACCTCGTTATATTGCATGAATCGTACAGAGAAAGTCTTGACACCGTCAAGCCTACTTCTTGCTGACCGAGTTGCTCTTGGCGGCGTCGGTCGCCTTCTTGTCGCTGATACTACGACCCAGGGGGTCGGAGTTTGGCGTGAGGTTATCAGCGCCTGTTCCTGACCCGGAGGTCTGTTTCTCCATGAACCCGGTACCGGTCAGGATCGGGGCGGAGTCCGGACGGATCCGGCCGTACATCTCCAGGTGGTAGGTGTCGTCGTCGATGATGCCCAGCGAGAGATCTTTCTTGAGACGATCTGCCTTCAGGACACGTTGGGGTTCCAGTTCGAGGTCGGGCCGCAATTCAACGGGCCGGAAGCGGACCTTGACGTAGGACTGGGAGCCGGTCATCCGCAGCACCATGGTGAGGATTCGGGACAGGATCTCGGCGATGGGCTGGTTCAGCTCCTGGGCGGTCATCGAGAAGATGCGGGCTTCGACCGATGCAGTATTCACCCCGGACTCGCCACGACCAAGGATGGTGGAGACGGCGCGGAGGCCGGCCTGGTTCTGGGCGTTGAGCGTCTTGATGATCGGGTCGATATTCAGGCTCATCCCGGCCTTGCTCTCGTTCATCATCTTCGGCTCAATGGAGTCGGTATGGACGAAAGGTTGGTCTGGCCGCAGGGTTCCGATCGCTGAAGTGATCTGGTTCAACTGCTGGGTGACGTAGACCTGGATCTTGTCCGGGTCAGCCCGGACGCCGGGGGGAGCATGCTTGACCAGGATGTCTTCGAGGACCGTGATTTCCATGCGAGGGTAGCCGGTGACCTGCATGATCCTGTACAGGTCGTTGATGACCTGCTGACGGGCCGCGATGGTGTTGATCGCCGAGACGAAGGGACTATTCGGATACAGGGTCGTGGGATCCTGCCGGAAGTATGAAACAAAGAATGTTGGGACGTTCAGGTCGATCTGGGTGCCGGAAATGCTCTGGACAGGGGTGCGGACACCATTTGTCTTCTCGTACCACTCCAGGGTAACAGGATCAACCTGGCGGATTTCGTTGAAGATTCCTTCCTTGGTAATCACAGCCTCGGCGGCCAGCATGCCACGGAGCAGGATCATATAACGCATGGACTCGGCCAGGGAGCTCAAGGAATGCCTGAACTCGAAGCCCTTGCTGTAATCATACCTTTCGGTGAGGGTCATCAGGATCTGGTTTAGAGTCAACATCCCCGGCCTGTCAATCTGGTCGTTGACGTCATAGACGACGATGACGGGGTCGGTGTTGGCCGTGGTCAGGAAGGCGTTGGTTGCCGCCGAGGCGTCAGGGTCCTGGACCATCAGCAGTTTGATCAGGTCGCGGGCGTCGGAGGCCTGACGGGTATCAAACAGGTCGGAGAGGTGGTCGCGGTAGGCGGGCGCTGTCAGGACCGTGTCTGGCGAGGAGATGTTATGCGTCGGCGTGATCGCCGTGGCCGCTGTTTTCTTCGGTGCGACCACGGAGACGGCCTTGCTGGCCAGTCCGCCGGCGGCGAGCCGGGCGAACCAGGGTTGGGTATTGGACATGGCGAAGCTACCTGCCGGGATGGTTGTCTGGCGGAATCTTAACAGGTAGCCGGAAAACAGGCCACTCGGGGCTTTTTGGCCGCTAATGCTCTGTGACTGTCACAAACGAAAAAATCCACCTCATATAAAATATATCTCTCTGTAAATAATTCTCATTTACCTACCTCTCTTCTCTCCCGAGACATAGAAAAAATCATTTGTACCAGTCACAGAGCTTTAGCGGCCAGAAGTTAGGTTTCTAACGAAGCCTATTGAAACCCACCATGGCCTGACGGCCCCTGGAAGGTCCATGGCCGGCCCCGACGATCGAGGTAAGCCCTGACATGGCTGCTGTCGCTGTCGTGCCTGCAGGGGCCACCCAGACGGTCTGGCGCTTGTCCAATGCCTGGGCGGACCCAGTGAACTCCCCCAGATAAAATCTTAATGCGGAGTATGCGAAAGTGATTGCATGGAAGTAGTGGTCCAGGGTCGAGGGTCCGCCGAGCTTCCTCCAAACCGCCGGTTTTTCTGGGGTTTCCTCTCGGACCATGTTCTTGAGGTGGAGGTGAATCGTATCTTTCTGATCCCCATACCCTGAGAAGGTCACCCTCCCAGAGCGAACCAACTGGGCGACAGTGTCGATCGCCATGGTCCGGTTGATCTGGATGGTCTTGTCGCTTTCGCTCTTGTCGCTCAACTCCGCACCCCCCCGGTACTCATAGGGGACAACGATGCCCCCGGTAGCGTCATACAGGGCGTTTGCAGTAGGGGCAAAGGGGTGCCTATCAGTGCCACCGGCGACGACCAGGAAGTTCTGCTGGTACCACTTAACCCTCTCGATCAACAGCTCGACGGGAACGGGTTCAAAGCAGACGACCTCCATGTCCTGGAGGCGGGGAGAACGACGATCCCTTGGCGCCAGGACCGTGATGTGGCAGACGAGACCCAGGTCGATACCCAGAAACAACGGGGTGCGGGTCGGATCGACATCGCGGAACCTATCGGGGTGCCCTTGCTCGAAACAGGCGTTGATCTGAACATCGGTGAGCCGGATGTCACCGTCCTCATAGGTCTCACCCAGCACGGTGTTGTACCAGCCGCGCATGAACCCCTTCCGCTTGTACTCCAGCATCTTTTCGATGATGTACTTGGGCGACAGGGTATTGACCGAGAAGGGCCGTACCCGGTAGCCGCGGGCGTTGGTCCGGTGGGGGTGCAGGGATACCCAATTACGATTGTCCCCCCGGCCGAGGTCCAGTTCGGAGCCACACCGCTCACAAGCCACGAAGGCGGTGTCGAGGTCGATCCGGTTGTTGTCCAGGATAGCCTGGTCGATCCCGGCCAGGTCCACGGAGTCCGGAAGGCCCGGCAGCCGAATGAACTTCCGGGTGAACAGCGGCAACTGCCAGTGGTTGCAGCTGTCGCACTTGAGCAGGTACTCATGCTGGTCGGAGACGGCATAGGTCTGGTCGATCCCATAGCCGGAAAAGGTGGGTGTCGAGAACTGCTGGCGCAACTTCCAGTCCGAGGCCTGCATCCGGGAGCTGAACAGGGCCAGGATGCCTGGGTCGGATAGGTCAACCTCATCGTTGAAGACGGCATCGGCCGGCGTGGAGGTCGCCTCACCCTCGGTGCAGGAGGTCACCAGCAGGAACGAGGACTCGATCTGGATGATGCCGACCGACCGGATCTGGGTTGTTCCGGCCTCCTTGGCCCGGTTGAACACGCCATTTTCGGTGATCAGGGGCTGGATACGGGTCTGGGAGGTCCGCTTTTGCATGTCCTCGGAGGGAAAAGTGAACAGCAGGGTCACCCCGCGGTTCCGGGTTACGAACGCCGCCGCCTTCCGGATCTGGGTCTCGGTGTTGTGGGTTGCCACCATTCCCCTGCCTGCCAGGAACAGGTGACTTGGGTCGTCCACGGTGATGCACCGAACCGGCCGGGTAACAACCGGCCGCACATCCACAATACGGCGCTGCCCGGTCTCCGTCCTCCTACCGTCAAACCTTTGTCTGGCCCGTTTGCGGGCGAGACCTGACACAGGGGTCTCAGCGTAGGCGATAAAATGCACCTCGGCGATGGGGAGCTTGGGGGTGATCACCAGTCCATCCCTCGTGACACTTGGAGCCGCCGGGGGTCTCCACCGGAGGTGGGGTTTGAACCCCAAACTCCGGAGAAGCTCCAGGGTTCCCTCAATAATGGCTTCGTTGGTGTTATGAAAACTGACGCGCCCATTCTCGGCAATTGAGCCGTCAGTATCCACCAACCCCCGCAGGAGTTCGAGACGAGCCTCGATGGAGGCCCGGAGGTACGGTTGCGGGATGTGCTTGTTCTTCAGGACCCCGAGGCTAGTCAAACGCTTGAAGGTCTTGGCGGTACCCTCAGGGGTCTCGGCCTTCACCTTCACGCACTTGGCACTGTCCGGGGTTACCCGGCAGGAGAATCCACGCTCCTGGAGACTGACAAGAATCTCGGGCAGGTCCTGGGTGTGGATCGACAGGTCGGAGGAGTAGGCGTGACCGTTCCCAAGCCAGAGGCCAAGGAAGTAGGGGTCCAGGGGGAGTTCTGAGTCCTGGACCGACTGCTCGAGTGGGGCTGCCACCGGGATGAAGAAATCATGCCGCTCCCCCCGCTTGAAACCACGGGCAATCACCTCCGTGGTCAGGACGCCAGAACGCCCGTATTCATGTTCCACCGCTCTCGGGATGCGCCCGGTAGCAGGGTAAAAACCTTGCTGGTTGAACATCCGGTCGCTATGGACTGCCCAGCGGTGGTTCGCATCAGCCACGATCTTCTCCCCGTCGCAGAACGTAAGTTCATAGCAAGTGTGGTCGTGGTAGACCGGGGAGACGTAAGTGACCCTGGTGGGCTTGCCGTTGGGGGCGTAGACAAGATCCCCCTCACGAAGCCCCCCCATTGTCGACCACCCGGTTGGGGTCGGGATGGGTGTGTTCAGGTCCAGGGCGAGGCCCACCTGTGATATCTTGGTCACGCACAGGTTGGGGTGCATGTCATCGACGATCTGCTTCTGAAACGGAAACTTCCGGAAGGAGAACGGGACACCACGCAGGGTCGTGTTCCGGCAAATCCACTCGCTCATCGGCATGTTCGAAGCGTCGACCGAAAAGCGATTCTGGATCTCGTTGTACAGGGAGAGGGCGTAGGGGTTTGACATCGAGATCCTCCTAAAAAGCAGGTTGTTACAAACAGGAAATTTGACTGATACAGAAAATTACGTCGTAGGGGGTTCCCAGGGGCCGCCAGGGCAGATTAGCATAATTGACACCCGAGACGAAGCGGACCGAACCGCAAGAGACCGCCATGACCAGTTCGATGTATCACCCACCCCTTGACCCCGCCACGATCCGGATGATCCCGGTACTACGCCAGCAGGCCTCGGCAGCCGGCGGGGTTTCAAAATACCTGGAGGCTTCCCCCTATCACCCGGACCTTTTCCCGATCCTGAAGACCCTGCTGGTTGAAGGAAGCCCGGAGAAGGCCCAGGAAGCCCTCGGGGAGCTCAATGATGACGAGATCGACGCCATGCTGGGGGAGGGGGTGGAACGGGAATTGGCTGCCCTGTACGCGAAGCTGAAGCGTTATGGCAACACCCTGACCAGCGAACAGGGAAGCGAACAGGCCTCCTACTTCCGTGTCGCCACCAGCCTGATGACCAAGCTGGTCGATCTGATGGAGAAGTCCGCCAATATCAGCCAGGTCAACGCCTTCAAACAACGCACGATGCGGATCCTGTCGGACGTCATGACGCCGGATCAACGAAACGACTTCCTGGCCCAGATGAAGACGGAATTCGGGCTGGAAAGCCCGTAAAAGCCCCAAAAATCGCCCCCAAAGTGGCGAAAACCCGAATTATTTTGCCCAACACCCTCAAAATCGCAGGTAAAACCTCATGTCCAGCAACATCTTCCTGAGCACCGCCCCAGCCTATTTTGCCGCCAATATCCCCGTTATCCCGCTTTTTTCCCAGGAAAAACGCCCCATCCCCCAAGGGTGGAACCGTTTTGCGGAGGAAATGCCTGGGGTCGAAGAGCAACAGGCCTGGCTTGACCAGTATCCCGACGGCAATATCGGCCTGGTCCTGGGTAAATGCTCCCGTGTCAGCGTCATGGATATCGACACCGATGACCAGAAATTGATCAATATGATCCTCAAGGAGCTGCCGGAATCCCCTTGGGTCCGGGTTGGCAAGAAGGGGATGGTCATCGCCTTCCGGTACAACGGCGTCAAGACCTTCCGCATCAAGACTGCCGACGGTAAGTCGGTCTGCGAGTACCTTTCCGACCGAACCCAGGTTGTCCTGCCCCCCAGTATCCACCCGGACACGAAACGGCCCTATACCGCCAACTGTGAACTCCTGGACGTCTACGAAAAGCTCCCCGAATGCCCCAAGGACCTGGAAGAGCGTCTGCGGGCCGGCCTGGAAAAAGAGGGTCTGAAACTTTCCAGTTCCGGTTGGAGCCGCGTGACGGAATTCGTGGCGCCGGGGATGCGGGATATCAACCTGACGGAGAAGGCCGGCCTGTTTGCCTATGCCGTCCTGCGGGGGGAACGGACGCTCAAGGAAGCCGTCGGGATGCTTGAGTCCTACAACGAGGAGTTTGTGCAAAACGTCGCCGGCGACCCGGTGGATGTGCAAAAGCATGTCCGAAACCTGGTCGGTTTCCTTCGCCGTGACGTCATGGAAAAGAAAAAGATCCTGCCGGAGAGCTGGGATGAGGGCCTGAGCGAGGAAGACAAGCAACGTCTTGGCTGTGATTTCACGGCCGACATGGAAGAGTGGCGCCTTGACCAGATTCTTGAGTTCCTGCGGACCGAGTTTGAGCGCGATGGCGGCAAAGGGGACATCGCCATGGCCGCGGTTGAGAAGATCCTGTTGAAGATGGGAAGCTCAAAGAACCTCACCGAGCTCGACAAGGACCGGATCATGTCCTACATGACCAAGACCGGTCAGGTGGGCGTGACAGTGGCGGGGGTGCGGCGCCACCTCAAGAAGCTGAATGAAGCGGAAACGATGCAAGGCACCAATCACTCGGAGATTGCCCGTGCCTTCATTGAGGACCTCCAGGCGCTGCACCCCGTCTGCTATGGGGCCGGCAAGTTCTGGAAGTACAACGGTGCCTACTGGGAACAGCTTCAGGACGGTCGCCTGCAGGCCATGATATCGGAGAATTATGGACACATGGCGGCTTGCCGGAAGCATGGCGACATCAAGGGCATCCGCCAGCTGGTGGCGGATCTTCTGCCGCAAGGGCTCCCTGAACTCGGGTCGGATGTGATGACGATCAACTTCGCCAATGGGGTGTTGGTGATGACGAGGGCCGGTTCGTTCCGCCTGGAGGAACATAGCCCGGACTTTGGCCTGACGTACGTTCTGCCTTTCCGCTATATCGAGTCGGAAGAAAGGGATCTCCTGAAGACGGCGCCGATGTTTGCCAAGTTCCTGGAGGACTGCTGGGGTGCCGACCGGGATTACGCGGAGAAGGTCAAGGCCTTGCAGGAAATGCTGGCCGTTACCCTGTTTGGCCAGGGTTCGCAGTTCCAGCGTGTCTTCCTCCTGCATGGTGTGCCGGCTTCGGGCAAGAGCCAATTGTTGCGGATCGTTCAGATGATGCTTCCTGAAGAAGCAAAGTCCGCGATCAACCCTGCCGACTGGAATGACCGCTTTGCGCCGGTGGGCATGCACAAGAAGCTGCTCAACATCGCCGGTGAGCTCTCCGACAAACGGCGGATTGATGGTCAGCGTTTCAAGGATATCGTTGATGGCTCCGATATCATGGGTCAATACAAAGGCCAGGACGTGTTCCGGATGTCGATCACTTGCACTCACTGGTTCGCGGCCAACCATCTGCCCAAGACCGAGGACACGTCGGAAGGCTTTACACGGCGCTGGTTGGTCCTGGACTTCCGGAAGAGTGTGGCTGAGAAGGATCGGAAGGCCGGTTTTGGGGACGAAATCGGAGCCCTGGAACGTGAAGCGATCGCGGCGTGGGCGGTGTTGGGGATGGTGAGGTTGCTCGGGAACAATACCTACACCCTGCCGGCCACGCACTCGGAACTGGTCAATGAGATGGCGAACCTGAACAACATCGTCCGGGCCTTTATCGTGGGTTGCCGCGAGATCGTGGTGGGCCAGGGTGGGGAAACCGCGGAAATGAAGCTCTATGAGTTGTTCTGGGCCTACAACCTGGCCGTTACCCAGCAGAGAGCCCTTCCCGTTCCCGAGTTCCGCGCCAAGATGCGCGAGCTCGCGATGGCCTATGGGGTGGAAGTGCGGACGACACCTGAGGGGAAGACGATGTACGGCGGCGTCAAGATCGGGAAGCGGTGAGAGGAGGGGGGCGGTGCAAAGTGCACCGCCTGAAAAACGAAAAATTCCACGGAGGTCGAGGAGGCATAGTGTGCGCGAATAGCACAATCTGCTAGAAAAAGCTACCCCCCCTTTTGTAACAAAGTGTAACAAACCCGAGCGGGTGACAAAAAACGTCACTTTGTGACACTGTTTTTAGTGCTATGTGACAAAAAGTGTCACTTTTGCTTAAAAAATAACCTGCTAGATACCCCTACCCCTACCTGTATCACGAAAAAAGCCTTATAAATCAATGACTTACAAAAGCTGGCATGACCCTTGCAACTATTCTGCTGGGCGATTTATGCCCGCCGCTAACCTTGCACAATCGCAAGAAGCGACAAAAGCGGCCGCAAAAAGTGCAAGTTGCACTTTTGCGGCCGCAAAATTGGAGTAGCAGAAAATGAAAATGAATGTGTCCGAGACCACACTGGCCTTGCTGGTCAGCGCCGAAGGCGTCGCCGGCTTGGCTGCCCGTCTGGGTGTTGGGGCTGTCGTGGCCATGATTGAAGAAAACACCACGGTGACTTTCAAGCATGGTGACGCCGTGCAACTGGCTGCATTTCTGGTGGAGAAAGGCATCTCCAAGCATAGCGCCAAACGCTACGCAGATATTACTGTTATGGCTTGCAAGGCCCTTCAGTTGCAAGCGAGCCTTGCGAGTAGCAAGGCTAAACCGGCAGAAAAGGCTAGTGTCCGGCTTGCAAGCCAGCAAGCCAGTCTGGCCGAATTGGCGGGAATGTCGGACATGCGCGACATTCGCGCATGGTCGAAAAACCACGGTCCGAAGGCTGAAAAGGCCCCGGCGCCGGCCCCGGCCCCGGCCCCGGCCCCGGCCCCGGCGCCGGCCACTATTGAGGCAGTTGGCCAGTTGCGGGAAATCCGGGAATGCCTCGCTATGGTTAACACTGGCCAGCTCACTGCATCGGAGGCACTCACAACAATTGGCCAGATCATTGGCTTGGCAATCGCCAAGCCGGTCAAGCCGACCGCCAAGCCGACCGCCAAGCCGGTCAAAACTGGTACCTAATCCCCAGCGCCTGCCCTAGGGCAGGCGCATGACATAGGCGCAAGCGCCCCAAGGCTTGCGCCTATGTCATGCGCCTATGTCATGCGCCTATGTCATGCGCCTATGTCATGCGCCTATGTCATGCGCCTATGTCATGCGCCTAGGCATGACGCGACGTGGTGCGTTTAGTACGCGCTACGCATATCGCACTGCGCATGTCGCACTGCGCATGTCGCAAGACGGCAAAAGTGCAATTGCACTTTTGCCGACGGCAAGGGAAAACCATTGGAGTTTCCTTGTCACGCAAGAGATCGCATCTCCGGATTTCGACGTGGTGGGGCGTTTTTAGCCGTTCCCATCCGGCCAGAAAATGGCAAATTTCTTTTTGAAGCCCCCTGCGCGATGGTATCGCCGGTCGAAAAGTGCAATTGCACTTTTCGGGGAAAGCGAGGGTTAGCAAACACGCTGCGGATTGACTGTATCCGAAAAGTGACGAGATAAGCGCGTCGCCCACAAAAGTGCAACTGCACTTTTGGCTCGAAACTTGTTAGTAAGGTAAGTGCGCGGTTCTTGTGACTTTTCGGGGTGGAGATACCCTGTTAGGGCTGGGATAGCGTTGCTGGTCGGTAGTGGCTTGGAGAGTGTTAGCTGTCAAAGGCGAACCATACGGGTTTTTGACGTAGGGACATGCAGCACCAAGTGATACGGGTTATGCCCCACTATGACGATGGCAACGTAATACAGCCGAAAGCTCACAAGGCCGTTACCGCAGGGAGTAGGACAAGCCCCGTGTGCGTGGTTTTAACCGCGTCAGGGCGACCAGTCCGGCCACCGTTTTACCGTTCAGGAGGGGTTTGTGGGCCGGTAGTGCGTGGGGTACGTCCGAAATAGTGACTGCGGAGAGGACTGGAAACCCTCTTGAACGCCTTGATCCCAGGGTTTTCAAGAGGGTTTCCAAAAAGTGCAATTGCACTTTTCGGTTTTTCGTAGTGTCCGAAAATCACATAGTGGAAGGGCCATTTTGTGGGGTTTTCGGAAAAGTCAAGATGTTTGACAGGGAGTGTCGAAAGCTGATATCCGCGGGCGTGTGCGCCCGCTCATCTACCCTGACCGGGTTGGAAGGGACCCTAGTTTCGGTTTTAAGAGGTTTTGAGGCCGGGGTAGGGTGAGACATGGGACGTGGAAGGCGTCGGGAAGGCGTCTGGGAGCGTTTTTAAGGCCGGGAAAAGTGAGAAGGTGGGCGAGGGGGGCGGGAAGGGCCATCAGGGGCCCAGAATGGCCTGGCAGGGACACTCTAATTGCTGTATGAGTGTCTATTATTTCTTTAATCTTTTCGAGTCTCGTCGGAAAAATTCAATTGTAACTTTTTGTAAATTTACAATCCAGTTACAATTGAAGAAATTTTCGTATGAGGCAAAAAAAAACGTTTGTAACATAAACTAAACAAGCGTTTAACTTGGGTCTCAAACCCTTGTGCCCCAACGCCCGCCCCCTCCCGAGCGCCTGCTTGGTTGGCGTCAAATGTTAAAATGCGAAATTGACCAAAATCGCCAAACCGGTCATTTTCTGCACACTTGGTACGACCGTACCAGCTTTTTACCTTGCCATCGTCCGATGTCAAGGTCGGCGATTTTTCCTCTGGGTGCCATCGTCCGATGTCAAGGTTCACGACCTTGACATCGGACGATGTCGAGAAATAATTTTTCCAGATGACCCCCAACCGTTCGTCGGAAATTTGCTACCGCTCATCGGCCCTGAAAAGTGCAATTGCACTTTTCCAACAATCAGGCTTCTAACTTTTAGAAGCCCCAACCCCAACCCCAACCCCAACCCCAACCCCAACCCCAACCCCAACCCCAACCCCGACGGAATACCACCCCATGCTCACCATCCAGCAACAAATCGCGGCTATCCGCCGCGATCGTACCCTGACCACCCTTGGCCGCATGGCCAAGATCCACAACCTCACCAAAAAGGCAACCAAATGATCAACATTATTATCGGTCTCGTCACCCTTATGGGTGTCACATCCGCCATCGCCCTGCTGGCCATCGCCTTCGGGCAAATCGCCCTGTTCTACGCCATGACCGACGTTGCTTTTGCGTGTCTCGTCATGCTACCCATCCTGGGCATCATCGAGCACACCAAGCCCCACCCCCTCCCTCGCGGCGCTTCGCGCCGCGTTTAACCCCCCCTCGAAAAGTGCAATTTGCACTTTTCCAACTTCCCCAAGGTGACAAACCATGATCAAGCATGATTTCCAGAATCGGACAGTCCGGATCAACCAGACCCTGACCACCGAGGAGCTCTTCCGACTGGCGCGTGAAACCGCCGCCCACTACCCGGCGCTCAAGCCTTCCATGACCAGTCCCAACCTCGTAAAGGATTATTGCCTTTCGTGGTTGCAGAACACGCCCCACGAAATCTTCGGGGTCCTGTTTCTGGACACCCAGAACCGCCTGTTGGCGGCTGAGGCCATGTTTGTGGGCACGGTGGACTCCTGCGCGGTTCACCCGCGTGAAGTCCTCAAAAGGGCCTTGCACCACAACGCGGCAGCCCTCATCTGCACCCATAACCACCCGTCGGGGCACCCAGAACCCTCCCAGACAGACCGGTTGATCACCGATCGTCTGAAGACCGCTCTGGCCCTCGTAGATGTTCGTGTCCTCGACCACATCGTGGTCGGTTCCGGTGGCGAGACCGTTTCTCTGGCCGAGCGCGGCTGGATCTGACCCGGACACTTCCATACCCTCCCGGGCTTCTAAAAGTTAGAAGCCCTGAACCTGAAAAGTGCAATTGCACTTTTCCAAACCTCCCCCAACGGAGTAACAAATCATGTTCCGTAACCTCCCGTCCGACTTCACCTCCCGCTTTGATCTGATTCAGGCCCGCCAGCTGGCGTACCTTGTGAAAGGCTTCACGAACTCCCCGTATTTCGCGGAAGCGTATAACCGGACGACCGAGACCTTCGGGTACGGGGAGGACTCCCTGTTGGAGTGCCTCCATTTCCCCAGCCACCTGCTGGCGGACATCTACGACGCCCACGACGATCACCCTGGGGTCTTCGAGTACGCAGTCACCCAGCACATCGGTTCACTCCTCGCGGCACATCTCGCCATTTATGGTGAGTGCGAGTGGGACACCCTCCGGGTGGCCGTCAACGAATACGCTGAGCAGTTCTTCGATCAGTGATCAGTGAAAAGTGCAATTGCACTTTTCCCAACCCCAACCTCATCCTCCCCAAGGAGTAACAAATCATGTCCGAAGACATCATCTACGCCACCCCGGACTTCCATGTCGTCGCCTGCCTTGACGACGACTGTCAGTCACCCCTGACCGACTGGGAACCCGGATTTGAATGGGACTTCCAGGTCACCCGCCAACTGGAGACCACCAGCCGCAACTTCCCGGGTTTGAAGCACCCGGATTATTGGGTCTACCCGGTCTACGGGTACAGCCACGGCGGTCTGATGCTCTCCTTGACCCCCTTCAGCTGCCCCTGGGATTCCGGGGTCGCCGGAGTGGTTGCCGTGAAGCGTCCCTCACGGGGCGGCGAGTGGCGCACCCAGAAGCTGTTCAAAGCCTATCTGGCCGCCTTCATCGAGACCTACAACAGTTACCTTTCCGGGAATTGCTGGGGGTACAAGGTCATCGAAACCGGTACCGACGAAGAAGTGGACGCCTGTTGGGGATTCATCGGCGATCACACCGAGTCGGGCTTGTATGAGCAGGCAAAAGACGCCTGCGACCATTATCAGAACACCAAGGAGTAACCATGATCTTCAACAACAACCTGACCTCCATCCCAACCACTTCCGACTTCACGGTCTACCAGCGTCTCGCGGAGTCAGGGAAGCTGTTCTTCTACGATGACCACCTCCAGGTCATCTCCCTCGTCCGTTCCAACCTATCCGACCGTCCCGGTTTTTTCGGGTTAACCCTGAACCGGGACAGCCAGACCGTAACGGCCAATTACTACAAGTTTCTTGGCCGGGCCTTCCTGACCCACCCGGACAACCTCAACGCCCTGCACGAACTGACCGACTTCGAGGTCGAACGCATCGGATACCTCAAGAAGTACTGGGTCATGCCAATGGTACCGGCCACTTCCATGCACCCAGCGGTCCACGACAGGCTCGACGAGATCGAGGAGCTACTCGAAGCCAACATGCCGAAGATATCGAAGATCTGAACGACCGGCAAAAGTGCAATTGCACTTTTAGCTTTTCTGAAACCCCAACGGAGTAACCAACCATGTTTGCAACCGTCTCTTTGAATTCCCTCCTGGCTCATGAGCCATGCGATGAGGGCCTCGAAGCCTTCCAGCTCAAGTTTGGGCATCTTGATCCCGACGCCCCTGTTCCTCTTCTTGCCTGCCTCGAATCCAATTCCGTCCCCGATGTGATTTGGGCTCTCCGAGCCGTCCACCAGGACATTTCGACCATCATTCCTCTTATCGCCGCTGATTTTGCGGGAAGTGTCCTACATCTTTTTGAGGAAAAGTTCCCCAACGACGACCGTCCTCGAAAGGCGATCGAAGCGGCAAGGGCAGGGGATAGGGAGAAAGCTGCCTATGCCGCTTCCAGTGCTTCCAGTGCTTCCAGTGCTCCCCGTGCTTCCCGTGCTGCCTCTGCCGCTGCCTCTGCCGCTGCCTCTGCCGCTGCCTCTGCCTACAACGCCGCCAGAGCCACTGCCTCTGCCGCTTTCTATGCTGCCGCCTCCTACGACGCCGCCCATGCCGCTTTCTATGCTGCCGACGCTGCCTACGACGCCTCTGCCTCTGCCGCTGCCGAACGCACCAAACAAGCGGAAATCCTTCGCAAGTATTTCACGGAGTAAAAAGCTCATGACCAATCTCATCATCCTCAATGAGGTGCTGAAGGCTTGTCCGGACCCTCAACCCCCCCGGTATTTCCCGTCGATTGAGAAGCTGCTCAAGGAAAGGATTGCTGAGTCCCCTGAGCAGGCCCTGGCCGCTTCGCTTCTCTGGAAGCGGAACTGGGTGAACTTCGAAACCTACAACGCCTTCCATGGTGGGGACACCCCGATCCTTGACCAACTGCCGGCCACCCGCCGGTGGATTCGACTCTGCCACCACCGCCCCAATGCTTCGGAAGTGCGCCGCGAGGCGCTCAATGAGCTGCTGCGATTCCATGGGGTTGAGCCGTTGTACAAGACCCGACATGAACCTGGATTTGGGCAGGTTTCTACGGATCAAGTCATCGCCCGCTACCTGAACGCCGGTGACCCCTATACCGCCACCCTGATCTTCAGGGTCGGCAGAACTGGCCCCACGGTTGGCTGCTGGGGGGATCTTCCCGAGGTGAACAAATAAAAAAGTGCAATTGCACTTTTCCAACCCGTTTCTAACTTTTAGAAGGTGCTACCCCATGGATACAGATACCCTGATTGACACGGCGGCGATCGCCGTCCGCCTGGCCCAGTTTGTGGACTATCTTGAAGAGTTCGAGGTCATGCGGATCATGAAATTCCTGATCGAGGAGCATTTTCAGGATCCGTTCTGGCAAGCCTTGTCCCAGGAGCGGGCGGGTGAGATCGAGGTCGACGAGGTCGGCGAACGCATCCTGACCCTGACCGATGCAGGCCAGGGCAGTATCTGGTTCAACTGCGAGGACTACAGCCTTCGCGGTGAGGACACCAATGGCAACGCCATCGAATTTGACAACCAACCGGAGTAATACGCTATGCCTTTCAACCTCATGCCAACAACCGGCTACAACATCAACGAGCGGTCTTCGAACCAGAAAACCGGGCCGATCATCACCACCCGGCATCCGCAGGCGTCCTGTCCCGTGACCTGCCCGTTTCTCGGGAACGGCTGCTACGCCGAGAACTTCCCCCTCTCGAAGCACTGGCGTAATGACCTCGAAAAAGGTCTGAACTTCGAGACCTACCTCGATCGTCTCGGGGTGTTGATCCGCTATCGTAACCTGACCGGCCAGACGTCCATGCTCCGGATCGGCGAGGCGGGCGATATCGGGAACGGCATCACGATTTCTTCTCAGGCCGTCCATCTGGCCGAGGCGATCAAGGATTCGGAATGCGTGATCTGGTATAGCCATTACGTTCCTGACCCGGACACCCTGCCGGTCTACCGCTCGATCCTCGACCGTGTCTGCATCAACGTATCCGCGGATTCCCCCACGATGGCGGATCACTACCGCGATCTGGGGCTTCCGACGGTCGTCGTGCTGCCTATCGGGACGCCCAACGTCTCCTGGACGCCTCAAGGTCGCAAGATCGTCGCCTGCCCCGCCGAGAAGGCGAACGGACGTGTGACCTGTCTGACCTGCAAGCTGTGCGGGAACAAGGATCGCGACTACGTCATTGGCTTCCGGGCCCACGGCGGTCGCAAGAAAGTCGTCAACCGGATCGTCACCCTGGCGGTCTGATGAGGAGCCGGCAAAAGTGCAGTTGCACTTTTGCCTTCTACATTTTTAGAAACTCTTGGAGTACACCCCCATGAAAAAGCGAGAAATCAAAACCCGCGAGGACGTCTGTGAAGCCGACCCCATCACCCTCCACATTGTGACCGCCACACCGGATTTCACCGGCGACCTGGCCAACGTCTACGTCTCCAATGACGAAGACGATGTCTACATCGGCGAGCTGTGCGACCCACGGCTGCTGGCCCTGGTTCGCAACGCCCCCAAGTTGGCCGAGTTCCTCCAGTTCCTGAAAACCACCGCGGTCCTCGACCCTGATCTGGACCCCGAGTGGACGGATTTCGTCGACGAGCTCGGCACCGAACTCGGTCTTTTCTAACCCCAACCGGAAAAGTGCAATTTGCACTTTTCCAAACGTTCCCAAAACCCCACGGAGTACCACATCATGCTTATCGAACACGCCAAGATCATCCGCAAGTTGCTCAAGAAGCACTTCCCGGGCGTCAAGTTTTCCGTCGTTTCCTCCCGCTTCGCCGGCGGTGATGCGATCCACATCCACCCCAAGTCACACATCTTCGATCCGGAGTTGCACCGCGAGCTGTACTTTGCCTTCTCGGCTACCGCGGCGGGGCAGTTCGACGGGATGACGGACTCCTACAACTACCGCAACCGGAAGTTCCACGGGGCGAAATACGTCTCATTTGACCGCGCTTATGGGGATCTGCCGACACTCGAAATCGACAGGGCTGTCGTGGGACGTATCAAGGACGATCCCGATTACAAGATGATGATGGAGTAACAAAATCATGCCCGGAATCAAAGTCACCGCCGACCCGAAGCTCCCCCTGACCCTTCAGACCTCCAACTGGCCCGGCCAGACGGTATGGTACCTCACGGATGCCAACGGCGATGTCGTCGGTGTCCAATCCCTGCTGGGGGTCGTCTCCTTTACAGGCTCCAAACGCAATCGTGTTTTGGGTCTGAAGCGGTCGTTGGAAAGCAACAACAACCCCGGCATTACTTGGCGTGACGGCCAGATCGTTGATGTCCACCCCCTGATCGACCTGATGGTTTAATTCTGGAGTAACAAAATCATGCCCCTGATCACCGATACCTGCAACGCCCGCCTCCTGACCCTCCGCCAGGCCGTCTGGCTTGAGACAAAGGGTCTCAAGCACTCTTCCGGGACTTCCGCCACCCAGAGCGTCCGTAACTTGCTGGGGATCTCGACACGTTCCCGCCTTGAGGTTCTGCGCCGCCTTGAGGATCACATCGAGGAGAACATCATGCCGTTACAAAAGCGATACACGGCAAGTTTTTCCGAAAAGCGCATAACACTGTAAGCTGTTTTCTACACCAACAGGAGTAAAACCCATGATCTTAGGCAAATATGCCCTGTCCTACTGGCTGATCAACGCGGCCAGGACGGTTCAGGAAGAACAACGACTCACCTCCGAGGAGGTCACCGACCACCTGCTCAACGGCTGGAAGGCTGAATGTCAGGAGATAACCCCGGAGCTGGAGGTCGTCGCCTTTGGCTTCGAGGTCTGTCATAACAAGACCCTTAACCGTCTGGTCACAGCGGGGATCCTAATGCCTGACGGAACCCTGCTCCCGATGGCAGGCGCATCCCTCGAACAGTACAAGTCTCGCAGCAACACCTGCCTGTTGTGGGCTGAAAGCCACAATCTTTTCTGGAAATCCAAGGAGTAACCTTATGTCTACCACGGCTTTTGATGATCAATTCGCCCCCGAGCCCCCGGCCACCTTCGTCGCCGTCCCCATCCCTCAAGCCCTGATCGAGATGTCCCGCAAGATGCGGGCGCAGGATAACCGCTGCACCGCCGAGCCGATTTACGAGATCCGCAAGATCAAGGAAATCCCATGGGTGGAAGCTGACACGGCGGATGGCTGGGTCTGGTTGGATGAGGGGGACAATCTCGTCACGACCCCGGAGTTGATTGCCGCGCTCGACAAGCACGTCGAAACCGACGGCTTCGACCGTGACACTGAAGTGGATGATGAGGAAAACGAAACCACCTACATCCGCTGCTACTACCGCAGCATGGAAGTCACTATCGACGATGGCGCCGTGTTCTTCACGGAGGACGCGGCGGATGACTATATCCGCCGGAACCAGAAACGCCATAGCGAAAAGCTGTACGTCTATGTGGATTCAGGACACCGTAACCCCGAGTGGCAGGAAATCCGCAACTTCCTGCTTTCCCTGACCGAGAAGGAGTAACACCATGACCTCTCACAACTTCAGCCCGTACATTCTCAAGTCCAAGCCCAGCGACCACGACCTCCAACGGCTGGGAGCCCTGTTCCCGCCTGAGATCACCAGGATTTCGAGCCTCTACCCCTGCAAGGCGGTGTTCTGGCACGAGCGGCTTTGGGAACGGTACGCCATCCTGCGCCAGGGCATTGGCGAGGACAAGCGATATTTCCTGGTCCTGCTTCACCCGGATAACAGCCCCTCCCTGGTCTGCGATGAGGAAGGCTTCATCCGGGTCCACCTGCTGCGGGGGGGTGCCGAGTACACCGCCAAGCGGTTGCTGCAGGAAAAGCTGGATGAGATGACCAAGACGCGGGTTACCTTTTCTGGCGCCGTGCGCAGCCACCTTGGGAATATGCTGGCCGACCGCTACCCGGACGCCGATGATGTCTCCGAGGTTCGCGATTACGCCACCGGCATGATCGGTCGCTACAGCCCCTTGCGGGTGGTCTGCGGACAGAACCCGGTGGCGATGGCCTCGGTGGTACTAGCCATGCTTCATGGGGAGGATACGGGCCTTCCAACGGCGGTTGAGGCGGAGCTTCGGGGGTTTCTGCACAAGCCGTGTCCTTCGGGGATCTGGATGGATGAAACCCGCAACCTGCGGTTGGTCTTGCCCCATGAGCAGGTCCGCGAGGTCTGAAAAAGAAAAAGGGCGTCATCAAGACACCCTAAAAACCCACACCCAACAGGAGTAACGCCATTATGCGTGTCATCAAGTACCGAGTCAATGGTGAGGTTCGTACCCGCCGTCTCTGCCGGCGGAATCTGACCACCCAGCAGTTTCTGGAAAATCGTCACCCGCTTCGCCGTGAGGCCCGTGACCACTTCCACAGCATCTCCGGCAGCCGGGTCAGCCCGGCGACCGAGGACATCCTCACGCTGGAACTCTGGGATGGGCATTGCCTGATGTTCCGCTTCACCTTCAACCAGGAGACCGGCCATGACGAATAAGGCCTACGCTCGCACCCTGGTCGCCACGGCGATCAACCTGACCTGCTTCCTCCGGAGCAGCCTCTACAAACTGACCACCGGCCACGGCGCGATCGCCGAGGAGATTCTGGGCTTCCTGATCGAACATGCCGACAACGTCACCGCGGGCTTCTGGGAGACGATTGACACCCGGTACCTGGAGATCCTGGAAGACTGCACGATCCCCTACAAGCACGGTCAGAGTTTCGACATGGGGCATGCCCTGATCTCCTTCACCAGCGGCCAGGACGAGACCGACCGCTACGTCTTCAGGGTCAGACTGGAGCTGGGCCTCCCTCCCGAGGTCACCCTGACGCAGGGCGGCAAGGCCTGAGTCAGTTACAATTCAGTTACAATCCGCAACAGGACTGTTACATAACCCGACGGCCATGATCTCTACAATGGCCGTCACACTTTGGAGTTTATCCCATGCCCGACAATCACTATGACCCCGTGGACGGCTTCCTCGCCGCCCTGAACGACGAGAACGACTTCGACCGGGAGTATCCCGAGGATTACCCCTTCTTCGAGGATTTCGACAATGAACAGCAACTTTGAACTCAACCGGTTGAAAGACCGGCTGGAGAACGAAATCCGTTCCCTGACCCTGCTGATTGCCGAGAACGAAGGCACGAACCTCCTTGTCCCCTGCCGGGGCCTCACTGCGCTCACCCCGAAGGGAACCGTGAAGGCAAACACGATCGGCCCGCAGATGAGACTCCGGGAGGAGGTCCTGCACGACTTGGTCGAACAGGCCGGGTTCAACCCCGCCAACTTTGAGTACATCCCGCTGGATCGCTATTACCGAAAGGTCCTGGCGTCCAAGAAAGGGATCCTGGAGGAGTTGACATGCTGAAGCCTTATGACCAGATATACGACGCGGCAGTGGAGGCTTACCAGAAGGAGAGCTTCATAATCGAGCGAGGCAGCGGAGACCCCCTCCGCCTAAAGCCCCAGTTGGAGGGCAGTGGGGAGGTGTATCACATAGTCGCCACCAAACAGGGCTTCTCTGTTGGATTTTTTCTTCAACAGGGGACCATCACCCTGACGGACTGGCGGGGAGTAATCCAAACTTCACGGGAAATCCGATATGGTTCAGGGCAGCTGCATGTCCCCCTGGCCAGGGGGATTAAGGGGGCTCCCAAGAACAACGGGGGGGTCAACCTGGAAATATCAGGGCTCAAGGGACCAGGGCTGATTGCCGGCCTGGCCCTGAACATGCTGACGTTTGACAGCATCTCTCTGAGCAGCGTTACCCTGCTGCACCGACTGGAATACTTTCTGGGCCGGCTCTGGGAGGGCCTCACCGTGAAGGAGGCTTTGATTGAAGCCTTGAAAAGCTACCCCAGCCCCTACCCCCTGTATGGGACCCAAACCCAAACCCAAACCCAAACCCAAACCCAAACCCAAGACACCGAGGAGTCCATAACCATGACCATGACCAATCCGATCGAAGCCGCCGTTTTCAACGAGCGTAACAGCACCGATGCCTTCAGCCTGAACAGCCGCAAGGCCGCCCTGCTGATGATGTCCGGTTACACCACCTGTCTCGTCACCTACGATCTGACCCCGCTGGAACGCATGACAGCGCCTCCACGCCTCTTCACCTACCTGCTCCCGAACGAGATCCAGGTCAGCAAGGGCGATGTCCTCGTGGTCCCGGAAAGCGCCACGTTCAGTCTCGCCCGCGTCGTCCACGTCGACGACGTCCCGCAACTGAACCTGGACCGGGCCGATATCTACAAGTGGGTCGTCGGCAAGGTCGACTTCGACCTGTATCAGACTCTCACCCGCCGTGACGAGGAAATCGCCCGCGCCGTCGCCGTCGCCGAACAGAGCAGGATGCGCGATCAGCTCAAGGCCTCCCTGGGCGACCTGATCGGGCCGGAAGCCCTCTGCGCGGTCCGTGCCGCCCTGAATATCCCGGAGGCACCCGATGGGCAAGGCTGAACTCGAAGGGCTTATCCTGACGTTCCTGGGGGCCACCGGCCCCCAGACGATCTGCGATATCCGCCGGCATTGCCAGCGGAACACCACCCGCATGGTGACCCGTTCCGCCGTTTCCCACGCCCTGATCCGCCTGACCGCCCAGGGCAAAACCGAACCCGTAATTCCAGAAGATGAAACCGCCACCCACTACCGGAGTACCTCCCATGCGTAAGTCCAAACCCGCCGCCCTCTGCCTTCACCTCCATGACGTTCGTGCCTGGTTGTTCCCGAACGCTTTCGGCCGTGAGACCTACTGGGACACCAGCCCCCAGTTCCAACGCGAGCCGAAGGATTTCGGCACTCTGGAACGCCTCGATGAGTTCACCGATCTGGCGTACTTCATCCCCCGTGTCGACTGCGAGGACTCCCTCAACTTCCTCCAACTCCTCCCCTACGTCGTCCTGATGACCCACGACGGCCGGATCGTCGGCTACAACCGGGCTTCCAAGGGCAACGGCGAGGCCCGGCTGGCCGGGAACTTCTCAATCGGTTTCGGCGGCCACGTCGAGATCCTGGACACCTCCCACACTTTCGGTAATGACATCACCGACTGGCTGGACTCCGCGATCACCCGCGAACTCGATGAGGAGATCTACCTCAAGGGCACCCGGGGCGTCTCGCAATGCACGATCCCTCCCGCCGTCTTCCCCTGCGAGTTCCAGGGCATCATCTGTTCCGACGACTCCCCCGTGGATTCTGTCCACCTCGGCCTCGTCTACATTGTTCGCCTTCACACCGAAGACCTCAACAACCTGGTCGCGATGACCAACGAGCCAGACCAGATCATCAACCCCCGGTTACTGACCCTGGAGCAGGCCCGCGCCGAGGCGAATCCGGAAAGCTGGACGGCCAAGATCCTGAACAGCAACCTGTTGTGGGACGAGGTTTAACATGCGGGTATCTTTCGAGGTTCCGGCCCCGAAGGGGGCCACTCACTTCCTGCCACGCCATCTACCCTATCGGGTAGATGGTCGGGTCGAAGTCGTCATCATGTTCTTCCGGTTCAATACCGCAAAGAACCGCTGGGAATGCCTCACGGGAGATGAGCAGGAAATCTGGTGGCCACTGGCCACCATGTTCAATAACTTTGATATCTCACGAGTCATGAAACTCGAACAACCTGGAGTATCCACATGAGCAAACTCGAAGAAGACATCCTCAAGCGAAACGTGGCGGATTTGGAAATTGCGCTGCGGACACAAATCGAGCGTGCCGAGGCTGCAGAGGCTGCGCTGAAAGAGGCGCAGGAGCAGCCTGC